CCAGAGCATTGATGAATGGCATGCCTGAAAATAACGAAGGTGTACCTGCATACTTAGATACATTGCCTGGTGTATCAGCAACATGTGTACGTGATGCAACCGATATAGTTAAAGAAGAAATTGATAATATTGTTGAAATCGGTTCAAAAATTTTAGAAGAAAAGAAAGAAGTAGAAGAAGTTGCAGTAAATAAATATAGACCATCTATTCAGCAATTGTTACGTGATAAGGCACTTTCAATGACAGACGATATCGAAGAATTTATTGACAGTTTCGATAATACTACAAAGATGTTAAAAGAGTTTGACCCTTATAAACTACTAGTAAGAGAGCAGGCGAAGGCAAACCATGCAAAAGTTATTCTTAATCAATACAAGCCGGTAGTAGACGAACTAGATGAATTACTGAATCCTCCTAAGCGAATGAATGAAAGACAAAAAGATTTCCATGAACAACTTAAGGAAGGTTACTCTTACCTAACTAAGCCTGAGATTAAGACATTGTATAAGATGTACCTATCTATTGTTGAAGCATGTGATATGATTATTGCTAAAGCAAAAGCAACACGAACACCACGTAAAAAGAAACCAGTCAGTGCAGAAAAACAAGTTGCGAAGTTTAAGTACATGAAACAACATGTAGATACTAAGACAGTTAGTATGAACCCTGTAGAGATTGTAGGGGCACAGGCAGTTCTTGTATATAATGCAAAGAACAGAAAACTGGGTATTTACTATGCTAGTAACATTGACCCTAAAGGATTGGGTAGGGAAGGTTCAGGACTCAGTGTCAAGGGAACGACTATTCAAGGCTTTGATGAAAAAAATAGCGTACAAAAAACTTTGCGTAAACCAGAAGAACAACTTTCTAAGTTTAAGAAAATCACTAAACGTTCATTGCAGAAAGAATTCGGAGCAATCAATTCTGTAGAGACTAAAATGAATGGTCGTTTTAATGATAACAGTTTAATAATTAAGGTTTTCTGATAAATACTATTGTTGATGAACGACGGTTCATCTTTAACTTAGGAGACATTATAATGGCAAAACAAACATTCTATTTTTTAGAAGTTACATGGCCGCAAGAAATTGTTGACGCATACCCTGGTGTAGACGGTTGGGAAATCGCACGTAAGCATCTATGGGAATACATCGAGGCAACAGATTCAAAATATGCAAAAGCAGTAGAATCATTTGTTTACGATGAAGTAAGACAATATCCGTGGCAAGGCAACAAAGCCGCAGTTCGTGTTAGGTTTATGAATGAGAGACATTTTGACCAATACATGAATATGGTATCAGAATACAGAACATGGTTAACTGACACATATGGCGTAGAATTTTCACATGAAGTTCATGCACACTTTGAATTGAGTGTTGATAATACACCTTATAAGGCAGATGATGAAACAACAATTGCGCCGACTTCATACGAAGACAGGTTTGTGCAAATGTTTGACGATATTGCAGAATCCCGTGGATTTGACGCATCATAATATAAATCATTATATTTAAATAAGTAAGCCCCTCTTAAGAGGGGTTTACCATATCCATAATTTGTTTTTATGATAAATACAATATAATGGAGACTTTCAATGGCAAAAAATAGAAATAAAATAAAGAATGATGTAATCAACCAAGTCAGACTATTACTAGGCGATGGTATGATTGATATCGAATTAGACCCAGAACACTACGACCTGGCTATTGATATTGCTTTATCTAAAATCAGACAACGTTCAGAAAATGCAGTAGAAGAAGATTTTTATACAATCGAACTACAAGAAGAACAAGATGAATACTCTTTACCAAAAGAAATTATTGAAGTAAAGAAGATTTGGAATCGTGCATTCGGTCATGGAATATCTGCTGGTGTAGATATGGATCCATTTGAATTAGCATATGCTAACTCATACTTCTTTATGAATAATCATCTAGGCGGTATTGCAACTTATGAACTGTTTGCTGGGTACAGAGAAACATTAAATAAGATTGCCGCAACTGAAATTAACTTCATATGGAATCCTAGTACACATAAACTTAAACTTCTTAGAAAGTTAAGAGCAAAAGAAACTGTACTTCTACATGTTCATTTAGAAAGACCCGATGATGTTCTTTTACAAGATAACTATCTTAAGTCTTGGTTACGTGATTATGCATTAGCGTATTGTAAGAAAATGATTGGTGAAGCACGTTCTAAATTCTCTACATTACCTGGAGCGCAGGGCGGTGTTTCACTTAATGGCGATGTAATGAAACAAGAAGCAGATGCAGGCATTGAAAAACTTGAGAATGAATTGAAATTATACTTAGATGGCTCAGCACCATTAGGATTTATTATCGGTTAATACTTGACACTCTTACATAACTGTGTTATACTTCTAGTTAAGTTATGATAAGGAAATCTCAGATGATTATTGGTATATGTGGACTCATTGGCTCTGGCAAAGGTACCGTTGCCGATATTTTAGTAGAAAAACACAACTTCATAAAACTAAGTTTTGCAGATAAACTCAAAGATGGTGTTGCAACTGTATTCGGTTGGGACCGTGCTATGTTAGAGGGCGATACCGTAGAGAGTAGAGAATGGCGTGAACAAGTTGATATGTTTTGGACTAAAGAAACAGGTCGTGAGATTACTCCTAGATTAGTTCTACAAGAGTTCGGTACTGATTGTATGCGTAATGGTTTCTATGACGGCATTTGGGTTAGTCTAGTCAAACAAGAAATAATTAACAATCCTGAAAATAAGTATATCGTTCCTGATGTACGATTTGCAAACGAGATAAACATCATTAAAGATTTAGATGGTGAAGTTTGGAATGTCAGACGTGGTGATTTACCTGAATGGTGGGGAACTGCAATCCTAGATAATGCAACAGATTCATGCTTAATGAGAAGTAACTATCCTAACGTACATCAAAGTGAATGGAGATGGATAGGAACTAATGATACTTTTAGTCACATTATCTATAACGATAGTGACCTACAGTCACTATATATCCAAGTTTCAAAGACGTTATCTATGTAGTTAACTTCCAAACACCTGTTTTTCCGCAAAATATGATAAATATTGTTAGCAATTCATATTTTAAACAAGGAGAACAGAATGCCTACATTAGTATCACCAGGTGTATCCGTAACAGTTGTAGATGAGTCACAATATGTGGCCGCAACACAAGGTACACTTCCATTATTAGTTATTGCTACGGCAAGTAACAAAGCAGACACTTCTGGTTCATCTATTGCTTCTGGCACAGTTCCAGCAAACGCTGGTGTGGCTTATCTAGTATCTTCACAAAGAGAATTAGTTGAAACTTTCGGAGAACCTAAGTTCTACGAAGTTGGCGGTTCAGTTGTGCAAGGCGCAGAGACAAGCGAATATGGTCTATTGGCTGCATATCAATATCTAGGTGTTTCAAACAACGCTTATGTTATTCGTGCAGATATCGACCTAGCAGAATTAGAAGCAACTACGGTAGAACCTGCAGGTGTAATCACAAACGGCTCATATTGGCACAACACGTCAAAATCTAAATGGGGACTATTCAAATGGGATGGTTCAGCATGGGTTGACGCAAACGTATCAGTATTGACAGACGCACCAGGAACAGGAAACGTAGAGTCATTAGACGGTTCAGGTTTCGCGGCACCATCAAACACATACGGTTCAGCAGGAGACTACGCCGTAGTAGCATCAACTTCAAAAGTTGGTTACTACCAGAAAGTAGCAAGTGCATGGGTTCTACTAGGTAACGTAGGCGCAGGCGATTTTCAATTTTCAGCATTTGCTCCAACTACACAAAAAGGTGGCGGCGCATTAGCGGCAGGCGACACATATGCTCGTTTGACAGAACAAGGCGGCGGAATTGATATTGACATGAATGTTTATAATTCAACATCTGGTCTTTTCACATCAGTTCAGGCTCCAACTTATGCATCAGACGATGCGGCATCAGGTGCATTAATCACAGAAGGTGATTTATATACCAAATATGATGCAAATTTGGGTTTCATTGAAATTAGACGCCATACGGGAGCGACAACAACAGTTATTACAACTGGCACAATCCCAGATACGGCATCAATTACATCAACATTCACAATAGAAGGTACAACGTTTAACTTTAGTGGTGCTACTATTGATGCGGCGATATCACAAATGCAATCAGATTCAGGGTTAAATGCAGAGAATGTTAGGATTGAAAAAGTAGGAACAGATAAAATTCGCTTCACTAAGACAGACGGCATGCATATGTCAATCAGTTTTGCATCAGGTCAAACTGCAATGGGATTTTCGGAAGCAGAAAATACAGCATCAGTTTGGGAAGCATTAGTATATGAAGCAAAATCAACACAAATCACTGGCACAATCGCAGAAGGAACTCTATGGTTCAACTCTGATTTGAAAGTTGAAATCTTAAAGAACACATGGAACGGCTCAGCACAAGAATGGGCAAAACACGCATGGTCAGAAGACACAGAAGGACTTCTAGCAACTGAACTACAATTACGTTCAGGTGAACCTACAAAGCGTAAAGACGGTACATCATCACTAGTAACTGGTGATATCTGGGTTGACGGTGATGCTCTTCCTTATCCAACTGTATATCGTTGGTCAGGTTCAGCATGGGTCAAGTTAGATACGGCTGACCAATCATCAACTAACGGTTTATTATTTGGTAACTATTCAAATGATGCTCCTTATGATGCAAACGGCGCCGAAAATTCACGTACAGTACATGCACAAGTTCCAAATGCAGAAACATCACCAGACGGTATGTTAATGATTAACATGGACTACTCAACTTATAACGTCAAGCAATACACAGACGGTAAGTGGGTATGGGTTTCAGGTGTAAACACAGACGGTTCAGGTAAGTTCGGCACAGACGCACAGCGTCACATGGTTGTAGAAGCGATGCAATCAGCGATTTCATCAAACGATGGTATTCGTGCAGAATCAACTTACTTTAACTTGATTGCATCTCCTGGCTACCCAGAACTAATGGATGAAATGATTACTCTTAACAAAGATAAGAAAGAAATCGCATTCATCGTAGGTGATTGTCCAATGAACTTGAAGTCAACTTCAACAGAAATGAAAGCATGGGCAGATTCAAATATGCCAGCAGAAACATATGCGGCAGTTTACTATCCACATGGTCTGTCAACAGACTTAAGCGGTAATGATGTTGTTATCCCTTCATCGGCGATTGCTTTAAGAACTATTGCTTTCTCTGACCAAGTATCATTCCCATGGTTTGCTCCAGCAGGTTTGACACGTGGTGTAGTTTCAAACGCATCACAAGTTGGTTATGTAAACTCTGAAAATGAGTTTGTAAGAACAAGACTAAGTGAAGGACAACGTGATACATTGTATACAGCACGTATGAACCCAATTGCAGACTTCCCAAATCAGGGTCTAGTTGTATATGGTCAGAAGACTTCACAAGCATTTGCAAGTGCATTAGATAGAATCAACGTAGCACGTCTAACGAACTACATGAGACATAATCTTGACCAACTTTCACGTGGTTTCTTATTCGAACAGAATGATAAAATTACACGTGATAACATGAGAGATGCAGTAGAACGTTTCTGTGGTGGTCTTGTTACAGATAGAGGTCTATATGACTTCTTAGTAGTCTGTGATGAGTCTAATAACACACCGGCACGTATTGATAGAAACGAACTATGGGTAGATGTTGCTATTCAACCAGTTAAAGCGGTTGAGTTTATCTACATTCCACTACGTATTCGTAACACTGGTGAATCACTAGCATAATATACTTTACGTTATAAAGTAACGAGAAACCCGGCTTTTGTCGGGTTTTTCATTAAGTACGACTTAATTCCTCACAGAATTGATAAATACTATAGTAAAACATAGATTGCAATCTATTATAGGAGACAGAAAATGGCAAGAACGTTAAACAACTTTGGTGTTCCAACAGACTCAGGCGACAACGCTCAGGGTACTGGTATTTTACAGCCAAAACTAAATTACCGCTTTAGAGTACAAGTAGCGGGCTTTGGTGGGCTTTCACAGAACACCCAAGAATTTACAAGACAGGTAATGAATGTTACTCGTCCAAAGGTCTCACATGAGTCAATTCCACTAGATTCATACAACTCACGTATGTATATGATGGGTAAACACACATGGGAACCAATTACAATTACATTGCGTGATGATATCGCAAACAATCTAACTAAACTAGTTGGTCGTCAAGTACAATCACAGTTAGACCACAGAAATCAAAGAGGTCCGTCAGCAGGTACTAATTATAAGTTTTCAACATTGATTGAAATCTTAGATGGTAACTCAGGTAACCCAACTGAACAGTGGCAATTAGAAGGTTGCTTTATCACTAATGCTGACTATTCACAAACAGATTATGCTGTTTCTGACCCAGTACAAATCATTTTGACACTACAATATGATAATGCTGTGTTTACAGATGCAGATATTATGCCAGACCAAACGTTTATTAACAACTCAAGTTCTGCAGGTTAATAAAAGGTAGTCGGTTATGGCAGGTGAAGACCGTCAAAGCGTAGGCAATAAGAATCGCATCCTGGCGGATAGCGCAGGTGCTAAACATAGATTTGGATTTGAACAACAAGGCCAAGCCAACGGTGTTGGCCGTTCAACCATTACTAAAGCACCTAAAACTTCTGACTTATGGTTTGTCGAATTTAATCAAACAAGTGGAGATAACGGTGTAAAACCACTGGATATATCGGCATTAGCAAGAGCAGTGTCTGGTATATCAGTAGTGACAAGCACTATACCAGTTGACCAGTATGGTAAGCGATTATATGTGCCTACACGTGTAGACTTCCCAGAAGTAAGTATTACGATGTATGATACTGTTGACGGTACTATGTTTGATATGGCGGCAAGCATGTATGAGAGATTTTTCAAAAATAATAGTCTTGCGCCAGCAGACGGTATGCAAGAAGGATATCTTTCTGCACATAACCAATTATATGGTAGAAAAATACCAGACAAAAACACTGGTGAATACTATCATCAAAGTTTTGAAAGTATTAAAGTTAATCACTTTTTTGGAAATCTCGATTCGTCACAGGAAAATGAAGGCTTTGTACAACAGATACAACTTATTAATCCATTAGTCACAAATATAACATTTTCACCTAGTGATTATTCTTCGTCGGAACCAAGAACAATAGAAATTACTGTACAGCCTGAAAATATAGTCTTTTATCCTAAAGATAACAGTGTACAATTCCCAGGCTGGATGTCACTTGGGTTAGATTATATATTAGATGAACTTTCTCCAGTAACTACTAAAACGCCTGGAATGAATAAAGAAGAAGAACTATTTAACGAGTTGCTAACAGAAATGCAAAACACTTCGGGATTCCCAGATAAAGACGGAGTTGAGGCACAGAACGATATTGATGAAGTAAGAAAACTCAATGAACTTAGAAAGTTGTACAATAAGACACAAGAGTTATCTGGTGATACAGAAGCCGCAAAAGCATTATTACAAGAGTTAAGAAATGATATTGGCACTATAAAAGCAAGTAATTTAATGTATGCAGAAGAAGGTCAACAGAATAGAGAAAGAACTGATAACAATGTACAAGGTCTGTCTATTGATTTAAGAGAAACAATGGCAGGTACTCGTCCTTCAGCACAAGAAACCGGTAATTCTTATAAATCAACTATATTAAATCCAAATGTTCCAGATTTTGCAGGACTGGGAAGCGTTGATGGTGGAAGTCAAACATACAGTCCAGCAAATTTCGGTTCAGCGGTTACAAACGAATTAGTTAGTGCATTTTTTAATGGAAGAAGTGTTAATTTTAGTAATATAACCAGAGATATAGGTCAAGGAATACTTGGTAATACAGGTATCGGTAATCTTTCATCTTTAGGAAAAACATCTCAAAGCAGATTTGGTGTAGCAGGAGACCTCATCAGAGACGGTATAACAAATGGTCTCAGACAAACGAATACTAATGGAATAAGTACAACAACTACTCCTGCATTTTCTAGTGAAAACAGCCAGACATCGAATCAAATCAAATCATCAAATTCATCACCTGATAAAACGATGCAACAGAATAAAATTAGATTGTTAAATCAGCAAAGGAGCCCAAGATGAAGATAGATGTACTTACTGCTAATCTAAAGAAAAAGGGCTTTTCACAAGATAAGGCTGAAACGTATGCAATAGAAATTCAGAATATTGCAAAATCATTTGGTTTAAATCCGTATGATTTAGTTAACGAAGTGTCTGAAGACTTTTCATTTAATGATTTGGGAGCATTTGCTCTTAATAATGCATTGCGATTCGGTTATAAAACAGGCAAAGTAACGCCTTTAAAACCAAACAAGTATGTCGCAAGAGCAATTATTAAATGAGAAAGTTTCATCAAGGTAAATACACAGTAAAAAACCCTGCAAAGTACTCTGGTAGTGGCGAGCCTACTTTCCGCAGTAGTTGGGAACATACATTCATGTGTTTCTGTGATGACAACCCTAATGTAATGGCGTGGGCGAGCGAACCAGTTAGAATTACGTATCAACATCCACTAAATGGCAAGGTAACTAGTTATGTTCCTGATTTTGTCATTGTGTATATGGATGCAAAAGGAAATAAAAACGCAGAATTGATAGAAATCAAGCCAAGCAGACAATCAAACCCGAAATTAGCACGTGGTAGAGGCGAACAGGCTCAAGTTGCAGTAAATTATGCAAAATGGGATGCGGCGACACACTGGGCTAGAAAACGTGGTATGAAATTTAGAGTTTTAAATGAAGGCGACATTTACTCAAATACTAGAAAACAAAAAGAAGTCAAAAGACGTAAAAAATAACACACCTTAGGACCGATATAAGTTACTTATATCTAAGGTGAGGATGCCGTTATCCTTTATTCATATCGCTACTATGTTTACAAAAAGCGGCGCTTTCCTACAGAGATAAATACGTATATAATGATGAATGAAATAGAAAATATAGTTTCAGAGAACACTATTGCGGTTATGTACGAACCTGGTGCTGGAGGAGACTTCATATGCACACTATTATCACTTATACCAAAAATATATGGAGATAATTTAGACATGACATCAGAAAATGACGGCAGAGTTAAATCTATGCCTGATAATAAGATAACAATACAGTTAAATGTACAAAAAGTGTTAGATGATTACAGGTTTTGGGAAAATAAAGACTTACAATCGGAAATATTAGATAAGATATTGGATATTGCAACTCTTAAAGAAGAAATAATTAATAATGATTCATTATATATTTCTAAAATACATCCTTATATTTACGAAGATGCAGAAAATAGTTTAAAATTACTAAATCATTTAAAACATAAATATTCTAAGAGTAAGAAAATACTTATAACTAGAGATAAAGAAATTTGTAAGAAAAATCATATATTGAAAAATAACTTTGATTATGATAAAATTAACTATAATACTTTGTCATATAGTAATGAATGGTTTGATAATTTTAGTATTATAGACGAAGAATTTGATGTATATCATTTTAGTTTTTCTGATTTAGTAATTAATCCAATTAGAACATTTAATATGTTGTTGAATTATTTGGAAATAGACATAGATACAATTGACAAACAGAAATTTAAAAAAATA